AACTAACGCTTTAACTATAAGTCCAAATGCTAATGATGGTATTTTGTATGATGGATCTTTAACAGATAACAAAGATCTTATTAATACAAAAGCTACATCAAAAGTTGGTGACTTTGTAGTATGTGCATCTTTGAACTCATCAACACATTGGACAATTGTTGACGCTCAAGGTGTATTTGCTAAAGAAGCATAATAATTAATTAGTGTGGGCTTCGGCCCACACAATTAGGAGAAAAATATGGCAGGCGGCGGTTCATTCGCAAGCGATCAAAAATTTACAACTGCAACAGCAGACGGACGTTTAAAAACTAAGTCTGGTGGTTCAGTTGATATTGGTCCTTGTAGAGTTACATACATACAAGCAACAGGATTAACTAACGTAAAACT